GGTAAAATAAATCTCCAGCGGCAAAGGGGTCAAGACTTGAATAAAGACCGGCCTGTGATCCAAACATACCAGATCGGGCCAACAAACCTGAATAAATATTAGATAGTTCAGGAGACAAATTTAACAATGCTGTTTTAGTTTCGGGATCAAATTCAGCAGTTCCACCTAATGATCCCACTGAAAAAGGATTACTACCAGCAGCAGTTATATTAGCAACATCTCGTAGTCCCTGCGCTTGCATACGTGCAGCTTCCTGTGCTGCTTGTATCGTTTTATCTGCGCCTAAGTAAGAAAGCCCACCGGATACAAGTCTACCTCCAATGTCTTTACCAAGGTCACTTGAAAGAAAACTACCCGCCCCTGAAACTGCTTTACTACCTAAATCAAAAAGCCCGCTACCTATATCAGAAATTGCGTCAAAAATGTTCATAATATTTACCCTTTACCTTATCTTACCTTGCTTTGTGAGAAGCATTGTATTAACTAAACTAGAGTAGTTTCCAGCCACAGTATTTGTCATCTTAAGTCTAATTGTTTT